CTTGACGAAGCGCTCGGGGATGCCCTTCTCGGTGAAGAGCCCCATGCCGTTCAAGAGGCCGTACTCGTTCGAGCGCTTGTTGATGCCCATGGTGAGCTGCAGCGTCGAGAAACGCTCGCCGACCAGGGTGTTGAGGTCCAGTTGGGGCATATGTCAGATCCGATCCGAAGTTGAGGTCAGGCGGCGAGCGACGGGCGACGGCGCTGCTGCATCCACGCGCCGGTTGCGCTAGTGGGCAACCGAAGGCGCAACCAAACGGCGCCGGGTGCGTCCATGCGGAGCATGGCTCCGCCATGACGTCGGCACCTGAAGGCGTCACCAAAACTCAGTACCGCTGGAAGTCGACCACTCCGAGCAGGCCGAGCTGCGCGAGCCCGGCGTTCTTCTGGTTGGTGGTCGCGCCAGCCGGCCACGTGAGCAGCGACGACGCGATCTGCGCGTGGCCGATCAGGACCGCCGTCTCCTTGTCCGCCGCGCTGGCGTCGACGGCGTCGATCGCAATGGCTGCCGCGACCTCCGAGCCGTTGTTGGCCGCGAACGCCACCGGCACATACTTGCCGGAGCCCTCGGCAACGGTGATGTCGAAGCCGTCGCCGACGATGAAGTCGCTGGCGCCGTCGGCGATGACGAACTTGACGTCGTCGGCGAAGGTCGCGCCCACGGCGACGTCGCCGATCACGAACCCGTCCGGATCCTCGACGCGGAACGTGCCGCCGTTGGCGGCTGCCGTGATGCAGCGCACCGAGTAGACGCCGACCTTGGCGCCGGCGAGCACCGGCGTGGTGACGTCCATGGTGATGGTGCCGTTGCCGGTGTTGCCGCCGGACTTGGCGGCGGCCGTGCCGGTGCCCTTGGTGATCTTGCCGAGCACCGTGCCGGAGATGAGCGCCGCCGTGCCCGACAGGATCGTGCCGGCGCGGCGGAAGAGGCGGGGGTCGAGCTCGTGTTTGAGCCAGTCGTGCGCGACCTTGGGGAAAACGCTGTTGGTCATGGATCGGACCTATCGTCTCGGCGACGCGCGCCAGATGGAAACGGGGCTAGCTGCTGCTTTCAGCTTTTCTTGGCGGTGACGCCGCAGAAGTCGGCGAAGCTCTGCTTCTTGGCAGCGCCGTCGGCCTCGGGCTTGACGCCGGCCGTGTTGCCGGGCTTCGCCACCTCGGCCGCGAAGGCCTTGGCGAGCTTGGCCGCGTCGCCGCCGCCGGCTTCGGCCGCCTCGGTCGGCGCCTCGGCGAGCACGTCGACCGCCGCCTCGACGGCGAGCCCCGACTTGGCGAGCTTGACGGCCATCTTCGGGCGCGCCTTGCCCTCGGCCGATTCGAGGATACCGAAGATGCGCGCGCGCTCGGCCTCGACCGCAGCGGCGACCTTGTCCGGCCCGGCGGCTTGCTCGGCCTTGTCGTCGGATGCCGCCTGGCGCGGCGCCTCGCGGCTGCCGTCGGCGCGCGCCATGCTGCCACGAACCGCCATCACGGCCTCGGCGACGTCGGCGGCGGAGAACCGGCCCCCCGCGCCTTCAGTGTGCTCACTCATGAGCCTTGCTCCTCGTTGGTTCAGGGGACGACCCGCGGCCGGCACATCGTCGGCTGGGCGGACAGGATCACGCTCGGGCGGCTTCTTGCCGGCCCTCGAACCGGGTTCGGTGGACTTGGGACGACGCTTGACCTTGGGGCTGTCCTTCTCGACGCGCTCGATCATGTCCTCGAGCGTCTCGACACGGTCGGCGAGGCGGGCCTCGACGGCCTTGTCGCCGGTGAAGGTGCGGGCATCGGTGGCGCGGATCTCGGCGTCGTCCAGCGGCCGGTGCCGCGCGACGTGCGCGACGAAACGGTCGTAGGCGCGCTCGATGCCGAACTGCTGCTCGGCGGCGGCGCCGTCGTCGAGCAGCGCGTAGGGGTTGAGGTCGGCCTTGGTGGCGCCGGCCGTAAACGTCGTGAAGACCACGCCCTCGCGGTCGAGAGCCTCGGCGAAGCTCACGTGACTGGCGCGGACGCCGATCGAGCCGACCTCGCCGTCAGGCGTGACCGAGAACTCCTGCGCGACGCAGGCCAGCCAGTAGCCGGCCGAGGCCGCCATGTCGTGCGCCAGCGCGAACACGGGTTTCTTGTCGGCCAGCTCCTCGAGCGCGGCGGCGCACTGCTTGAGGCCGGTGACCATGCCGCCCGGGCTGTCGACGTCGAGCACGACGCGCTTGACCTCGGGGTCGGTGGCAAGGCGGCGGAACTGCTCGCCCAGGCCTTCGTAGAACGACAGGCCCCAGAACGAGCCGAGGTAGGGCGAGCGGTTGAGCAGGATGCCGTGCACCTCGACGATCGCCGTGCCCTTCTCGGTGATCCGAGCCTGCGTCGTGCGGTTACGCGGCAGCGTGAAACGGTTGGCGGCGATCGCTTCCGAAAGCAGCGACAGCTCGCGGTCGCGCATCGCCATCGGCTGGCCGTTGACCAGCGCCGCGATGCGAAAGCCGAGATCGGCGCCCGCAGCGCCGGGCGACTGGCTCTGCAGCGTAATGCCGTGGGGCATGATTTGTGCGCCTTCAGGTGCCGACACGGCACCCGGCGCGTGGAGCCGGGTAATCCGTGTGTGAACAGTTCCACGGCGCGGTTGCCGAGTGGGCAACCGAAGCGCCAACTAAAGAGACTTCACTTCCCGACGCGGCGGCGGGCGGCTTGCGCTTTGGCCTGCACGGCCCGGTTGGCCCAGCCCCGCCCGTTGCGCCAGCCGCGGCCGAACATCGCCCGAGGTGATGACAAGGCAGCGGGTCCAGCGGCTTCAGCCGTGCTCTTCGCGAGGTAGGCGGACCCGGACGCAGGCCGCCGCATGCTGTCGAGCACCTCGCCGCCCGTGACGGCGCCGATGGCCGCACCAGAAAGCGTCCCCGTCTTGCGGTAGCCCTGCACGGCCCCGTACCCTGCCACGCCCGCAGCCAGGAGTGCCCCGGCGGGGCCCAGCACGGCCGGCGCGAGCCTGGGCGCTATCGCCGACGCAACGCGAGCTGCCGACTTGAGGGCAAGACCTACACCGGCGACAATCCCAGCCGTTGCTGTTGCATCGACAGCGGCAACAGCGGCGGCCTTGCCGCTTGCATAGCTTTCGCTCTTGCCTTCGGCGAGAGCGGCCGACTTCGTCGCGCTGTAGGCATTGGCCGCCACGACGGCGGGCAGGGCCACCGCGCCGGCGACGCCCAGCCTGGCCAAAGCATGCGACCTCGGGCCGACAAGCGGCCTCGGCGCCGCAACGACAGGACGCGAAGGGGCCGGCAACGGGACCGCGCGCGAGGCGCGAACCGCCGCCGTGATGCCGGCGTGGGCGTCGGGCTTGAGATTTCGCCCAAGGCTTTGCGACTTGAGCGGCCTCGGCGCCGGCGTTGGGGCGGGCGCGCGTTCGACGATCACTTTTGCAACCGCAGGACGGCGATGGTCGAGGGCGGCAGCGCGCTTGACCATGTCCTTGGTCGCCATACGAGGCCTCGGCGCCTTGCCGTAGGCCTTCGTATAGCGGTCGATCGCCGCTTGTCGTGCTGTCGTCACCTTCTTGTCGGCGAGGCTACCGTCGTTCCTAAGTCGGCCAATGGCGCCGCCCGCGTTCTTCGCGACGTCGGTCGGACCGAACTTCGCCAGCAGCGTGAGTGACTGTGCTTTCGACTTCGACGGCAGCCCGGCAACCGAACGAAGATAGCGTTGCAGAACGTCGGGTCGCGCTGATGCCAGGCGCTCTGCGGACGGCGTCCCGACACCGCCTCGTAGCTCCGGCGCATAGCCGCCGCGCTCAGCCGCCGTGCGCCGATACGTACCGCCAGTCTTGCCACCGGAGCGTGGTTTCTCAAGGGCATGCTGGCGATCGAGCGGAAGCGTGGCCAGCGCGTCAATCGCCATTTTCTTCGAGCCGAAGTCCTGCCCGAACGCCTGCTTAGCCATGGCGACGACGCGGTCTTCGCGCATCGCCGTGAAATTGCGTGGCTTGCGGGTCTCGGCCATGACCTGCCTCTATTTCCCGACGCGCAGGCGGGCGGCTTGCGCGGCCTGCTGCACGCGTCGATTGGCGAAGCCACGGCCGTTGCGCCAGCCTCGGCCGAATGCGGTGTTGCCGACCGACCGGACCGCGGGCGCGGCCGGGGCCGATGCCTTGGCCGCCGCGTCCTTCGTCAGGTACGCGGCGCCAGCCGAAGCGAGGCCGAAGGTCAGCGCGTCGGCGCCGGCCATGGCCGCGCCCTTGGCGCCGTCCTGGCGGTAGCCGCGCACGATCTGCACCGCGGCGATGCCGGCGGCGACGATGGGAACGCCGCGCGAGAGCACGGCGCCGGCGACACGGGCCAGCGTCGAGGCGGCAGCCGGGGCCGCCTTCGCCGCCACGGCCTTCGTCGCGGGGCCTCCGACGACCTGGCGCGCGGCCTCGATCGACGACAGCGCCTTGGCCGACGGCAGCGCCTTCGGCGTCGCGTTCTGCACCATGCGTTCGCCGATCAGGTTGGTCGCCGCGAACACCGAGGCAGAGGCGACACCACCGGCGATGGCGCGCGCGCGCTCGTCCTGGATCTGCGGCGCGATCGCAAAGCGCACCAGCGCGCCTTCCGCCAGCAGCAGCGCGGCCGGCACCAGACCGGCAGGGCCGCGCATCTTGCCGAGGTCGAGCTTGTCGGCGGTGGAGACGATGCCGGCGAGACGGGCCCCCGTCACGCGGCCGATCACGCCTTTCGATGGCACTTTCTTCAGCGCCGCGTCCGCCTGCTTGCCGAGCGCCGCAATTTCCTTGTTGCGCGCCGCGATGGTGGCGGCCTGGCGCGTGTCGATCATCTTGGCGGCGATGGCGCCGGCGGCGATACCGGCCGGCATGGCGGCGGCGCTGGCGCCGATCTGCCACGGCATCGCCTCGCGGCCGCGCTCTATGGCATCCTGCTTCGATTTGGTCTCGGCCGCGACCCGATCGGCTAGCGCTTTCGACGCCGCGGCGTCGGCCGTCGCGCGCGCCTCGGCCGAGCGGGCTTCGGCGGCAGCCGTCGCAGACCGCGCCTGCGCCTCGGCGACGCGGGCGGATGCGTCCGACGCGGCGCGCTCGGCGTCGGCCTTGGCCTTCGCGGCCTGCGCCTTGGCAGCTTCGACGGACCTGGCGCTGCGCGTGGCGCCGGGACGGTTCACCGGCGCCGGGCGCTTGACCGGGATCGGACCTGTCTGTGTCATGTTCGTGCGCCTTCGGTTGCCCACTGGCGCAACCGGCGCGTGGAGCCGGGTCGGCCGTGCGTGGATGGTTCCACGGCGCGGGTGCTAATCGGCACCCGAAGCGCCAACGAACGAGCGCGGTTGCTGGTGGGCAACCGAAGCGCCAACTAAAGAGCTACTTACCCACGCGGCGGCGGGCGGACTGGGCGGCCTGCTGCACTTTGCTGTTGGCGAAGCCGCGACCGGCGGCCCAGCCGCGACCAGGAACGGGTGACGCGCCGCCGACGACACGGCCGCCGGGAGCGGATGCGCGCTTCTCGGCGGACGCGTTGAGGTAGGCGCTGCCCGGCTTGCGGCCGTAGAGCGCGCCCATCTGCGTCTGGCCGCGGGACAGCGTGTCGATGGCGGTCGCGCGAGCGCGCGCCGAACGCCCAGCGGCAACCATCGACATCCCTTTGGCAATAGATGCAAGTCCGGCTCCGGCCAGGCCGACTCCCAACAGGCCGGCCCCGGGCGCCGATGCGACACTGAAAACGCCGCCTGCGACCATGAAGCCGCCAACCACGCCTTTTGCACGGCCGGCTGCCTCGATGCGGCGCGCCATTTTGGACGATGTCTTCAGCGCCATCTCAGCCGTCCTTCTTTTTCGTGCCGCCGTCGTCCTTGCCGTCGTCGCCACCGGCTTCGGCCGGGACCATGCCCATCATCATCGGCGCCGGCAGGCCGCGGCTCTCGAAGTCGAGCTTCTCGCGGGCGAGCTGATCGAGCATGTCGAGGTAGTCGACCCCGCGCTCGGCGCAGGCCTGCTGGATGGTCGTGACGCCGAGCATCAGCTCGTTCTGCAGCGCCTGGATCTCTTTCAGCGGATCCAGGTTCGGCGCGCCCTGCGTCAGGAACTCGCCATGGATCAGCGCATGCCGCGCCTCGAAGTAGTCGAGCGGGTTAAGGCCCTTCGGCAGCTTCATGCCGCCGCCGAGCACCAGCTCGTCGAGATGTGCGCCCACACAGTGCATGCCAACGCCCTGCGTCAGGCGGCGACGGCGATCGGCGTAGCTGCGGTAGTTGATGGCCGCGGCCATCTTGGCCGAGGAATAGTTGACGTTGGCGAAGTCCTGGCTGACCGCGATCGGGTCGGTGCCGGTGCCGGCCGCATACTGCTTGACCTGCGAGCTTTGGAAGTCGGCATAGCCGGCCATGTGCTGGCCCGGGCTTTTCAGGTCGAGCGTGTCGCCCGGCGCCAGGTGGTGCACCTTGGTGCCGGCGATCATGAAGTTGATGCCCTCGGTGCCGTAATAGCCGGCCATCTTGCGCAGATGGTCGAGGGCGTAGTCGGTGATGCCGTTGCCGGTCGACTCGTCGGTTTCGATCGCGTCGATCATGTCGGCGATCTGGTCGGCGGGCGCGGCGCTGGTCAGCACGGCGGCGAACGAGGCCTGCAGCGCGGCAGCGGCCAGCGCCAGCTCGCCATACTCCTGCCCCATGCGCATGGCACGGATGACGGGAGCGAACACGCTGATGCCGCGCGTCTGTCCGGCGCGGTGCACCTCGTAGGTGTGGCAGACGTTGGCGCGGCCGTAGGCCGACCATCGCGGAATGTAGGACCAGGTCAGCGACGGCACGACGTTGTTGAACAGGCCGATGTCGGCCGGGTGGCCGTTGCGGATGTAGTAGCCGATCGGCGACGAGCGCTCGTCGAGCGCGATGCCGGCGCGCAGGTACGTACTGTCCGGCTGGCCGGTCGGGTTCTCGAGACGGTCGACGTCGACGATCTGCCAGCACGAACGCCAGCGCCGCGCTTCGTCCCACTCGAAGGCGCACAGCGCCTCGCCGTCCATCACGTCGGCGTCGTGGACCAGGCCCATCAGGCCGGTGAAGTCCATCCGGCGGCCGGCGTCGATCCAGAAGTTGGGCGAGTGCGCGTAGGCCTCCCACACCCGCTCGAATTCCTGAGCCCAGCGGATCGCTTCCTCGGCGTCGATGCCGAGAAAGCGCCAGTCCGGCCGGCAGCTATACTTCAGCCGCGTGCCGATGGTGCCGAGCCGGCTCATGCGGATGGTCTGGCGGGCGTAGGGGTGGTTGCGCTCGAGGTCGCGAGCCCGCGCGCGCACCGTCTTGTGGTCGCGCAGCAGGTCCGCGTCGGCGGAACGATTGGGCGGACGCCAGAGCGCGATGTCGCGGTTGACGTGGCTGCCGCCGACGTAGGCGTGGCGCGTCGCGTCCTCGATCATGGCGCGCGCCCGGCGGACAGCCGGCGCCGGCAGGCGCGGACGGCCTGACGAAGAAACCGAGACGGCGGTTGTCATGGGCTAGCGTCCGGCTCCGAAGGTGACCCGCGTCGGGCGCAGGCGTTTGGCGGTCGAGGTGCCGAGTTCCTGCAGGTCCGGAAGGCCGCTGGCGGCCCACCAGAGCTGACGATAGAGCTTGATCATCTCGGCCAGCGGCAGCGCCGCGAACGAGGTCTGCTTGTCCTTGTGGCCGGCCTGCGTGACCTGGCGCCCGGACGAGCGCGCAATGATCGCGCGATAGAGCGCGGTCAGGTCGGCGAGCTTTTCGGCGTCGGTCATCGGAACATCCGGCCTATGGCCGCAGGATCGCGGCCGTGGTGCTTACCGTCGGCGCCGGGTGGCGCCATGCGCGGACGTGGCGGCAGACGCACCAGCCGTGGCCGTCCGGCCGGAGCCGGCGGCACGACGGGCAACAGTCCGGTCTCGGGCGGGCTCTCCTCGGGCGCATCGGCCTCGGCGACGATCGGCGCGCGGTCCAGTTGCCGGGCCCGAAGGCTCATCCGGGCTGCCATCGCGTAGACGAACGTGTCGAGCGCTTCGTTGCGCGCCTTCCGGGGGTTTTCCCAGACGCGGTAGGGCTTGCCGAGCTTGTACTTCGTCACGCACACCTCGGCGGTGAGCTGCGCGAAATACTCCTCGGTCACGAGTTCCGTGCCGGCGTCCTCGTCCGGCAGCGGGAAATGGATGCGGCCCGGGTGCGGCTCGTCGATCCGCTTCGGGTCGGTGCGCGGCGCGATGCGCAGGCGGCCATAGACCTGGTCCTTGGCGGTGTCGACGCCGACCACGAACACGCGGTCCTGGCCGTGCTTGGTGCGGCTCGCGCGGTGCGGCCAGATCAGGCGCGCGCCCTCCGCGCCCTTGATGGCGTAGATGCGCCTCGGCGTCTTGCCGCGGCAGAACTTGTGCACCATGGCGGAATGATTGCCGCCCGAGTCGATCGCCGTCGCCTTGATCCGCACCTGGCGGCCGTCGGCGCGGGTGTAGCGCGCCGTCCGCAGCCAGTCGTCGAGTTCGTCCCAGACCTCGCGCTGCGCCGGGTCGCCCCGGAAGATGCGATATTCGAGCACCCAGCACTCGTCGCCGGCGCCCCAGCCGAGAACTTGCGCCTCGAGGCGGTCGCCCTGCGTGTCGACACCGCACGTCGCGACCAGCACGCGGTCGGGCACGTCGTTGATGCCGTAGGGCTCGGCGCGGCCGGCGAGGCCGGTGCCGTCGACCGATTCCCCTTCCTCCTCCCACACCTCGGCGAGGACGGTGTTGACCCAGACCTTCTGCAGCTCGATCGACGCCGTGGTGCCGGGCAGCTTGCCCCAGGCGGTGAGAAATTCCGTCACGACCTCGTGCAACTTGACGGCCGTCGAGCAGAACTGAGGCAGGTGGAAGCCGGCGATGCCGCGGAACGGCGCCGTCGCGATCCAGAACGGCTTGGCCAGCGCCTTGTAGCGGTCCTCGTCGTCCCAGAGCACGCCGCAGGATTCGCACTGATACGCGGCCGTCTCGGGCAGATGCTCGTGGCCGCGTCCGCTGTCCTTCGGCTTCTTGTCCCACTTGACCTGCGACCACTTCAGGGTCTGCCACCCGCCCGGCGGCTCGTCCTTGCCGTCCCAGTCGTCGGCGCAGTGCGGGCAGCCGACCCAGCACTGTCGCATGTCGCTTCTCCGATATTCGCGGTCGATGACCGACCGCTCTTTCGTCGTCGGAGACGAGCCCTTGATCGTCAGCCGGTTCCAGAACCACTGCTGGCGCTTCGAGGCGAGCGCCATCGGGTCGCCGTCGACACCGGCCGAGATCGCGTAACGGTCGGTCTCGTCGCAGATGACGAGGCGAATGGGGCGGCTCGAGATGTCGTTCGGCGCGTGGCTGCCGACCAGCGCCAGGCGCCCGCCGGGAAATTGCTTGCCCGAGATCGTGTTCGAGCTGTCGCGCGAGCGCGGCGCCGCCACTTTGCCGGCCAGCCGCGGCGTATCGCGCAGCATCGGCGTGAGACGGTTCTTCGAAATTTCCTCGACGGCCTTCTGATCCGGCAGCAGCCACAGGATCGGGCACGGGTCGAGGTCGATGTGATAGCCGACCGTGTTGAGCAGCGTCTCGGTGTAGCCGACCTGCGTCGCTTTCTTGACGACGATCTCGCGGACGCCAGGCTCCTTGGCCGCGTCCATGATGGCGCGCACAGGCTCCTGCGTCGACGTCTTCCAGCGGCCGGGCCGCGGCGTGTCGGCTCCGAGAATGCGGTAGGCATCGGCCCACTGCGAGACGGTCAAGTCCGGCGGCGGAGCACAAAGCGAGAACGCTTCGCCGATGATGCGAGTCAGAGCGGGGTGTGCCGCTCCGAGCTCAAGCGTCTCGGGAGTTACCGACGACCTTGATGCGCGAGAGGGCTTCGAGCGCCTCTGCGACTTCATCTTTGATGACCTGCTCGGCCCGACGGACGTCCTTGGCACCGACACGTGCGGCGGCCTTGGCCGGGATGGCCAAGAGGCTCGTCTTCATCACCGTGACCGCTTCATGGATCGATGCTGCGACCTGGTCGGCCGGGATCAGCGCGTTGCTCATCTCGGCCGACTTCAGCTCCGCGATCTCGGCCAGCGCACGCATGCGCCGCGCCTCCTCGTCGGCCTTGTTGGCCTGCGCCTCGCCGCCGCCGCGCCCCGACGCCACCGAGCGCAGATGCTCGATGTAGGCGCGGCGCACGTCGTCGAGGTCGTAGGCCCCTTTGTCGGCCCGCGTGAACAGGCCGTCGTCGATCAGCTCGCGGAAGCGGCGCTCCGACATGACCAGGTGCGCGGCACACTCGGCTTGCGTCGCCATGCGTGCCGGGCCTCCCATGTTGCAGCAACGTCCGTCCGGCTAGCGGCGGGCCGGCCCGTCGTCCTCGTG